TCAACTCCTTCATCTGTAAAAGGAATCATACCTCTTGTTGCTACTTTAAATGGATCTGCTTTCTTTTCTTTCTCTGCAGCAATTACTCTACTAGCAATGTTTCTTTCTTTTTCTATTTCTGAAACGCTTGAATAACCTTTAAGTTGTCCTGATTTAAAAGCATTATCTACTGCTACTCTTTGTTCTTTATTTAGAGCAGAAGGGTCAAAGGTTTTATTATCTAACCTTGTTTGTAATTCTTGTAAAGTAGCCATTATTTAATAGTTCCAAGTACATCCATATTCTGTTTTTGTATTTGATTAGACATTAAAGCATTTTGTGCTTGCGCTTTGATAGCCGCTACGTAAGGCATATTATCAAAAGACATTAAATATTTTTCAGATCCACCAGCTTCAATAAAGTCAGTACCTACTCTTTGAAATTGTTTCTCTAAGTTCTTTGCTAAATTTCTATAACTTGATCTTATAGCTTTGTCAGAAGAGAAAAATTTTAATACTTCAGTTGATTGCGCAGCATCTTCAATGTCAGCTCTTGTTAATCTGTCTTCATCTTTTAATGCATTTGCAAGAATGTATTTCATTCTAACCTGGATTAGTCTTGCTTTAGTTATATTATCTAATTCAGTTTCATTAGGTCCAATATCTGCTGTAATATCTCTTATTTCATTTCGATACATTTCTTGTAATTCGTTCATTTCTTTTCTTTCAGCTTCAGTTGGAGGTCTTACATTACCTGCTTCATCTAACTTTTCTCCACCAATATAATCATTTATAATTGTTGCATCTATTGGAGACTCAGCTGTACCTAAATTACCCATACCTAACATTTCACCAATGTCACCAAAAGTTCCTAATACATTTTCTACATAAAGTTTAGCTGTACCTTTTGTACCAAAAGTTCCTTTAGGAAGATTAGCAACTTGTTGTGTAAGCTCATAACCTTGTTGAATACTTCTTAATTGTTTTCTTCTTTTATCTAATCTAGCTTCAGTTACTTTAACTGGTGTATAGTCAGTATACTGCATAGGAACAGCCATTGTTCCAACGTTTTGACCATTCTCTATTCTTGGAACAATCATCATATCTAAACCTGTTTTTTTATCAGTTGCAACTTCAACAGATCTTGCACCGAAAGGTAAGTTTGGATCTCTTATTACAACTGTTCTTCTATCTTTTTCAATTGCACCTAAACCTGTACCTTGTTTTTCTTTTGCTTTTAAATAAGCAACAGCTAAATCATTTCTTCTATCTTGTTCTTTAGTGAATAACGCCAAAGCAGTATCAGCTACTCCAGATCCTGCTTGTCCAACAACATCTAAAAATCCTCTAACACCTTCCTGACCTGTCTTACCACTCATCAAACCTGTTGCAAATTTAAATAATAATAAATTATTTGTTTGATCATTTCCGCCTGTTAAATTAGCTATCTCATTATAGAATTTATTAAACTCACTTGCTGCAGCACTTTTTTCAATTTTTTCTTTAATCTTTTTACCTTTTTCAACTTGTTGATTTTGGTGTTCAGCAATATCCTGCACGTCTCCTGCACTTAGTTCAGTACCAGAAAGATCTCCTTTGTCATCAGGAACAGAAGATTCATTAACTATTGGAACTCCACCTGTGTCTTTTGTATCGTATAGATAAGGTTTTACTATATCATCTAAAGTTTTTGGTTGTTCAATATCTTGTTTATCAGCTACTTGATAAGCCTCTGTTAATTTTTGTTTTGCTAAATCTTTAAATTCATTACTGTTCACATCAAATCCAAATTCTTTTTTAAATTCTTCAGGATTTTCTTTAGCATACTCAATACTTTTAACAACAACATCAACTGGATTGTCAGATAAAACTTGTGGTTCTGCTTCAGCATCCTGAGCAGTTAATGCTCCAACACCAAAAGCTCCAAAACCTACTGGAGTAGTATACTTAGGCATTCTTCCTACAAACTCTTTACCTGTTGTTCTTAAAGCTTGTGCTGTCTCAGGCATTTTCTTTGCAAGTGTTCTTTGAGAACCCATTAATCTTGCTCCTCTTCCAAGTAGTGGAGCACCTAATGCTAAACTACCTAAGCCCATTAAAGCTTGTCCGTAATCACCTTCTCTTGTACCTTGAACTACATCCCCAACACCTTGGCCACCTAATAATACACCTGTACCTGCCTCAGCAGTTCCTGTTGCACCTGGAAACTTTTTAGCTCCTCTTCCCATCAAACCTTGTAAACCTGAACCTGAACCTAGACCAGGACCTGATGTTCCTAAAACTCTTTGATAACCCATAGGAATACCTGCCGCTTGTCTTGCAGCTCTAATACCTCTAAGTGTACGATAGCCTGCCATTCCTGCACGGCCTACGTTTCCTAACATTCCTAATAAACCTAAAGCTGGTAAAGGCATTAGTTACCTCCTATTCGCCATATTGTAAGCAGCATATGCACCGATACCTGTACCCACAGCTGATGCTAATGGATTAGTTCCTGGTGCCGTGGTCGCTGTTACTGCAGACTGTGATGTTGGCATATTAGTCATGATACCTTTTAAGAACTCTAATCTTTGATAAGGTTCATAAGCTCTTGCTAATTCAGTTTGTCTAGAAGCGTCTAAAGCTTGTTGGCCAAGTTGTCTTTGTACTCCACCGGCTTGTAATAAACTTGCAATGTCAGCTTGTTGCATTGCTTGTTGTTGGCCACCTAAAGCTCCTAATAATTGTCCTGCTTGTTGTTGTAGTCCTTGTTGTTGTGCTGCTAAACCTGCTGCAGATTGGAAACCTGTTGCTAATGATTGTCCAATGTTAGCTTGAGTAGCTCTTTGTAATTCTGCTCTTTGTACACCTTCTCTAGCACCACCAAATGCACCTGATCCAATAGCTTGTGCTGATAATTGGTTTTGTGCCATAGCACCTTGTCTTGCAATTTCGTCAGTTACATACTGTTGATATGGATTCAAAAATTGATTGATGTTAGGTCCTTGCATCGAACTTAAAACAGATCCAATACCCGCAGTAGTAGCTGGTGCTCCAACACCTGTTGTACCTGCTTGTGTAAATCCTGCTTGTTCTAAACCACTAGGTCCTGCAACTTGAAATGCAGGAATACCTACAGGACTTTTAGCTAATTCTGCAGCTTGATCATAGAGAGCGAGTTTTCGGCTTTCTACTTCTGGTGCTTCTCTAGCTATTGATACTTGTGTGCCTGATGACGAACCGCCTCCGCCACCTCCGCCTCCGAAGATGAAACTCATATTATTTTAACTCCTTTGTGTATAAATATCTTTTTACTTGCCATTCCTTAGTCCCTAAAAACTTTTTCCAACCAGGTCTTGCATGCACTGCTATCTTTTTGCAATCTTCCGATCTTGCAAAATCTTCTATCGTGTCTGCAGCCTCGTCTTGCCATAGTTCTCTTTTTTCTCCTTTTAACAATATGACTTCACATTGTTTGTAGTTTGGTAAAATCATTATTCTAGTAACAAATACACCAAACACTTTGTATTTCTCACCATCGTCAGAGCCAAACATCATAAATAGTTGGTAGGCTCCTTGTTCAATTCCTTCTTTTAGATCTTCAATATTCATGGGGTTGCCATCATACTTCAGACCTTCTCTCAACATAAACTCAACAAGCGACCAATACTCATTAAGTTTTCTTCCGTCGATGGGTAAAACACCGACTTCTTTTTTAATTTGCTTCTTTTCTGGCTGCATCTAATAAATCAAATATTCGTTTAAACTTAGCTTGCTGGCCATAGAAGAAGGCTGCTCCTTTTTTTCTCATGTCTTTATAGCTTTTAGGATCAGCACCTTCCATGATACCTGCTCCTAAAATAGCATCCGCTCTCGATACGAATTCTCCATCTGCTAGTTGAGCTAACATAGTGTCTTCATCTTTGTCACCGTTTCCAGATCCATCTTCAATGTATCCTTCAGCTCTAACATAGTTATTGTAATCATGTTCATCATGATCAAACTTTGATGGTAAGTAATTTATACCACCTTGATTAAATTTTTTAATTTCAGCAATACCACCTTCTTTAAATGTGTACATAGATCCTTCACCATAATTATAAGGTGACATACCTGCTGCGGCTTCTGATTCATAATCATATCTCGATAAAATACCTTCTAATTGTTTATCTGCTTTTTCTTTAGCTGCCTTATAATCTTCAGGTCTTGCACCCTCAGGAATTTCTGGATCTTCTTCATCTCCTGCTAATAAAGTTGTTGCTCCTAAACCTAAACCTAATTGAGCTCCTGGTGATAAACCCATAAATCCAGAACCTTCTTTTATTAGTTCACCTGTTTTAGGGTTAAATACATCTTTACTTCCAATTACTTTATCTCTAAAAAAATTACCTACCTGTGATCCTCCTGTATCTAATTGATTTAAACCTACTTCTTTATTAAAAGGTACTCCTTTGTACATTTCAGTAGGACCTGCAAATAAACTTCTAATTCCACCTAAAGGTGTTGCACCATAATTACCTGCTTGAAACATTGCTGGCGCTGAACCTGCTTGACCAAACGCTTGAAAAGGACCAACACCTGCCATACCTGCAAATTGTCCAATTCCGCCTGCTATTGCCGCGTCTCTTAATGATCTTTTAGTTGATTTACCTCTAAGCTTTTGAATGCCAAAGGTTGCTAATGCTATAGTAAATGGATCCATAATAATTTTAACTAGTTATTATGGTATTTTAACTTATATAAGGGTATTCTTCAACATCACTCAACTTTAGTAAAGTCGTCCATAAATTTACCAGTATAATGATATTCTCCTACATGGCTTATTTCTTCGTCTATAAGAGCGTGTATTTTACCACCCATAGATGTCCATAATTTACAGAAATAAAAGTCTTCTCCTGTGTATGTTTTTGACTTAGGACTATAATATGAATCAAAGAAATTATAATAATGAGGTCTTTCAACAAGCTCACCATTAACCATAGTCTTTTGTACAATGTTAAGTTGACTATATTCTTTTTCTAAAGCATTAAATACAGATCTTTTTATCATCATCATACCTGTAGGTCCTCTTTCTATTTCAATATAACCATCTTTTGGTTCTATGTTTTCAGGATCTTTTACAGTCACAGGATATACATGACCCATTGTATTAGGTAGATCATCAGGTCTTCTTTTTAAATCATTTTGAAACTTATCATAATTTACTGTCTTCATTGGATAAGGTATTAGTGATACATCATGAGGTGAATTAAACAATCTTAATACTGATCTCGTAGAAAAATCCATATCACTATCTATAAAAACCATTCTATCTGCATCAGAATTCATAAAAGCAGATGCACAAAGATTTCTTCCTTGAGTAACTAAAGAAGATTTCATTAACTGAAATGTTATTTTAATTTTATTTAATATACATTCTTTTTGTAAATCTAAACAAGCTTTTGCAAAATGTATAGATACTTCAGAATGTACAGGTGTACATACCATTAGATGATTATTTTTGTTGTCGTTTGACAGTGAGCGCTCCTTTCAGAAAGTCAGTCCAAAACCGACCTATAATTTTCCAATCATAAAACCTTTGATAATATTCTTGTTGAAATTTAAGACCCCAAGACAAATCTGTTTTTAACATTTCTTTACATTGTAAAATACATTCAGCTAATTGAATTGCTAACTTAGCTTTATCAGATGTGTATGGAATATAGATAGGAAACTCAGCACAAGTTTCTGGTATAGCACCGAGATCCGTGGTTATTAATAATTGACCTGCTGCTAATGATTCCATAGCAGATATACAAAACGTTTCTTCCCAAATACTAGGAAAACAATTTACATCATACTCTTTTAATTTACCTACTAACTCATCATGAGGACAGTAACCCATATAATTTACATTAGGTAAGCTTTTAGCCTTTTCATATAATTTTTCATATCCTTTATCGTTTTGATTATGGAAGGATGTTCCATAAATAATTGTGCTTGAATATACATCAAGTGTTATGTCTGGATCTTTTATAGCTTCCATTGCAGCTAAAGCTACTTCTAAACCTCTCCATGGTGTTGAGATATAGCACATCTTAACTTTTGGTTTAGGACTAAAATCTGTTTTTAATTTTAATTCATCGTAGTCAATTGCATTTTTTATAACTGTACTACGATCTTCAGGAATCTTAAAAAAGTATCTATACTTTTCATAAGTCCAATGAGAGTTAAATACATACCAATCATACTTAGAATGATTATCTTTGTTTTGAAACCAAGGTTGTAAATTTGGCTGATCGTAAGAATTTTTAATCCATAAGATATTTGATTTAACAGGATCTAAGGGTATTTTTTCTGGAACAGATGTAGTTATTTGCACAGAATCAATCAGTGCAACAGATACATGTTTCCTTAAATAATCGAATTGAATTTCAGTTCCACCGTATGGTTTCATTACTTGGTTTTACCAAAAACCTGTAAAGATGCAACTGTTATCTTTTGATTGATTTGTAAATCTTCGTTTACAGTATCTGTATTAGAATCTGCAACGTCTGCATCAAACTCTTCCTTCGATGCGTATTTCTTTTGTGTTCTTTTATTAAGTATTTCTTCTTCAGCTTTTGCTGGAACAACTGGTACTTCTTCACCATTAATTATAATTGTTTTTTGTGTCATGGTCTTCCTTGTCTATTGTATTTTTTATAACATCTTTTCTTACTTTTGTTAAGTCTCTTAGTGTGACGTCTTGGACGTTTAGGTGGCTTGGGTCTTGGTTCGTAATGTACAAACTTCTGTTTAGCCATTTTGATCTTCTCTTGATATTTCTAGTATAGAACAAACAGCGGTGACATTAGTTGTATTATTTGTTTCTAATAGTAATGAATCACTTTCTTCTAATATTATAGGTCCCTTTGCTAAATTACATATAGTAGGTCCTGATATATTAGCATAGGCAATCTGATAAGTGGATGAAGCTGAATTATCTGTAATTTTAGCTTTTACAACTTTACTTCCAGATTGATTTGTAACTTGTATGTTTTGCACAATACCTCTGGCATTAGAGGGTGCTGTATATACTGTGACAACATTTGTGGTAGTTCCTGCAAAGAATGCGTTTTTATAAATATTAGCCATTAATATCCATCCTGTACTAATAATAAATCAAATGAAGCAGAAGAAGAAGAGGTAGAACTTGCCTTTCCAGAAACATAAATATCTGACTTTTGAGGTATTACATTGATTGCATTAAAGATAACAGTTGTCTGTCCACCTCTAACATTTAAAAATTGTTTTGTTTGAAACCCTGCATTAGCAACACTATTATCTCGTTGTATAAATTTAAAATCCATTTCTTGATCTTTACCAGATGATATATTCATTGATAGTAAATAACCAGTATAACCTGCAGGTATAGTGTATAGTGTCATAAGTGTTTGTCCATTACCAGCAGTTATAGTTGCTGCTACATCTGATCCACCTGTATAAGTAACTGTAATTGTACCTTCATTATTTCCAGATGTTCCTGCTGTTTCAACAGACATTCTAAATACTCTTAAAAAAGTTTGTGTAGTTGTAACTGTAGTTGTTCCATCCATGTCAACTGTCTCTTCAGCTAAATTATAAGAACCATCTAAACCTTGTATTCTTAAAGTTCTAGCACCAGTTCCCGCTACATCGTCATTAGTATCATCACTAACAACATCAACAGTAACAGCTGTAGATTGCCAAGGATAGTCGCCTCCTGTTTCCCAAATAGTTTCAAAAGCACCTGAACCGATACTAGGATTATATCCAAATTTATTAATCATAGTGTAACCAGGAACTTTACCTTGCTGTACAGCTAAATAAAATGGAATGTCATCAACTGTACTTCCACCTGTTATTGGATTAACATTATTACATCCAGACATTAGCAACCAAACCTCATGTTAAACCATGTAAATCTTTCTACTTCTTGTTTTAGTTCTTCTTGAAAAGAGGTATTTAATTGATTTTCAACAGTCTCTAATGCTTGGTTTATTTGTCTAAAACCTTCTACTGAATATTCTTGTGGAGGTTCAGGTACGTATACGTTTATTTTTGCCATTATCTTCTACCATCTACATTTATATCTGCTTTAAATGTACCAAATCTCCATGTTTCATCATTAGCAGTATTAGCTATTTTTAAACTAGCTAATCGTCCTCTAGCTCTTGTATCAATTTTTTCTGTACTAGAGTTTATAGTAAAAGGACCTAATTGTGAAGATGCGCCAGTATTTACAGGATAATCTTTTAAAAAAATAGTAACAACTGCATCTCCTTGTAAGTTTTTAAAATCAGGTATGAATCTTGATATTCTAAGTAAATACTCACCATCTCCATCTGTTGGTAAATCAAAATCACCTGACTGAATGTAAGCTGCAATAGCAGTTTCAGTGCCATCTAAAGCTATCTTGTTTAACCCTACTTCTTGTGCAAAATAAGTTGATGCACCAAAAGTATTAGTAGCTCCACTTAAATTTGAAATAGTTGGTGTGCCTGTTGCGCTGTACTCTGTTGCATATGGATTATCATAAGTTGAAGCATCAGCGTAAGTGCTTCTAGCTAAACTCATTGTAGACCATGTATTTTCCACATAGTTATATACTACAGATCTATTGTTTTGTGTAGAAGGACTATTTAAAGGTGTACCCGAAGGATAGAACCATACTATTTCATTAAATAAAGAATTATGTGATGCATATATAATTTCATTAGAAGCATAGTTGATACCAACATTATTACCTGTTGTACTAAATACAAAATCCTCTACTAAAGAAGGTAATAGTTTTACTGTACCATCAAATTTAAAAAATCCTCCACCTGTTCCCATCCAAAATACTTGACCATCTGCATAAACAACACCGTGTTGTCCAATACAGCCACAGTTAGAACCAACTTGTCTAATAGAAAAAGTAAATGGTGGACCTACAAACTGCATGGTATACGCAGCTTGATCAGTTAAAATTAAGTTATAGTCTTTACCAGATACTGCTGCTACAATTTTATTACCTGTATCCAGTCTAAATGTACCTGCAGTATTTACTGAAGTTGCTTCATAAACATTGTAATTTTCTTGATCACTAAATCTAATAAACATCGGATCTTGTGTTGATGTGTCACCAATAGTTGTTTCAGTTCCAAAATGAACTACATGTCTATCTCGATCAGATACAATAGTTAACCTTGATGCAGTCGGTGCACCTGTCATAACTGTTGCTCTTTGTTCTAAAGGATTAGATATACCTGGATCCCAAACAAATGTTTTACCATCTTTAATAGTTGCAATGAGTTGTTCTCCAAAATTATCTAATGACCATGAACCTGGATCTAGAATAACATTAGATGATGTAGTTCCTGATCCCCATGTTAATCTACTCCAGGTGCCTGTACCCCAACCATAACCGTAGGTTTGTATAGTCGGACCTATTTCTACATACGGGTTTATAGTTGCGGATCCTCCTGCAGACATAGGTGTTCCTGTCTCAGTTGTTTTCATTTGTATTGTAAATGTTCCTGTTGTTGGAACAGTTAAAATTTCGAAAGTATAATCTTCAAAGTCAGATGCAGTAAAAGAAGATGTGCCTGGTATAGTTACACTTGTAAAAGTTATATATTCACCAACTTCTAAATTATGTGTAGTTTTATTTACAGTAACTATATTAGAGCTAGAAGTTGAATCAAAAGTAGCACCAGTGATAGCTGTATCTAATGGAGTAACATCGTAAAACTTATCTTCATAATAAATGTATAACGCTTTTGATGTACCTAAGGCTGCATACTTTCTACCTTCTAAATCATTCCAAGTATGCTGT